TATGGTATAACAAGGCCAAGAAACAACAGTTGGATTTCAAGCAAGTCGCTTGGGTCCATGACGAGTGGCAGACTGAAGTACTTGAGCAACATGCTGATATCATTGGACAATTACAGGTACAGTCTATCAGGGATGCTGGTGAATACTTCAATCTTAACTGCCCCTTAGACGGGGAATATAAAATTGGTGGTAACTGGGCAGAAACCCATTGACAACTACAACCAATATGATACACTATAGATCTAAACAACAACTGGAGAACTGAAAATGTCTACAACTAATGGTGAGTTCCGCACCCGTGTCATGTACGCCCACGTTCAAGAGCCTTCCAAGTTTGGTCACTATGAAACCAACATCGAAGTAACTCCTGATATTGAGGAGCAACTTGTTGGCCTTCGTCTTGATAAGAAGATCAAGTCAGGTAAAGAAAACATCTTTGATGGTGGTAAGTATCTAACCCTACGTACTGCTCATGTTGATCGTCAGGGTAACATCTCTAAGATGGTAGTGGTTGATGCCCTTGGTAAACCAATGACTGACTTGATTGGTAATGGTTCTGAGTGCATTGTCTACTGGCGTGCTTATGATGACAAGCAATATGGTCGTGTGATTAAGTTTGGTCGTATGCTTGAATGGGATGAAGATGCTAAGATCAAGAAGTTTGCAGCCCTAAAGGTTGTCAATCTTGTTGAATACTCTAAGGGTACTGACAGCTTCTTTGCTCCTCTCGAAGTTGGTGCAGCACCTAAGCCTACTAAGGTGACTAACAAGTCTCGCGCTGCTGAGTTTGAGATCGAGGCTTAACCATGACAGAGGACGTGGTGAATACTCCCTCTCACTACTCCTCTGGTTCTATCGAATGTGTAGACTATCTCAAGGACAACATGCCTTGGGATAGCTACCTCGGTGGACTGGAGTGGAACGTGAAGAAGTATCTACACAGGTGGCGATACAAAAAGAAACCTGTTGAAGATCTGAAGAAAGCCCAATGGTATCTTAACCGATTGATTAAGGAATTAGATGATGATGGGGAGTAACTTGTTAGACTTTGATGTATACCAACATGAAGCAACCAAGACTTTAAAGAATGGAAACTCTAGTCATCTTTCCTTTGGTCTTCTTGCAGAAGCTGGTGAAGTAGCCACACTATTTCAGAAGTTTCATCGTGGTGATCCACGTTATGTTCAACCTGATCTGTTCGGTGATGACTTCTCGCATGAGTTCAGGAATAATCTTTACAAAGAAATGGGTGATGTACTCTGGTATCTGGCTTGTCTGGCTGATTACTTTGGAATGCCCCTGAGTTCTGTTGCACAATACAATCTGGATAAACTAAAGAAGCGTCAAGCAGAAGGGAAGATCCAAGGTGACGGAGATAACCGCTAGTATTAACACTCTTGTAGAGGACATCTATCGTGTCATCAAAGATGGTATTGAAATCAAAGAAGACCAAGCCCAAGAGTTCGGCAACCGCATGGCAGAACTCATCAAGACACGCCTTGCTCCTCGCCAAGCAAGAGCAGGTACGCTCCGTATGTCAAACCTCGGCAAGAAAGACAGGCAGCTTTGGTACGAAGTCCATAGTGAAACAAGAGAAGAGTTCAACGCTAACACCCTCTTCAAGTTCCTCTATGGTGACATCCTTGAAGAACTGGTTCTCTTTCTTTCTGAAGTTGCTGGTCATAGAGTTGAAGGTAAACAAGGCCAAGTGGTTGTGGACGGGATTGTTGGGCACAGGGATGCTATCATTGATGGCGTTCTGGTCGATGTAAAGTCTGCATCATCTTATGCCTTCAAGAAGTTTAAAGAAGGAACACTAAAAGATGACGATCCTTTCGGTTACTACACTCAGCTTGCTGGCTATGTATCTGATCCTGATTACGATGGGGATCATGGGGCTTTTCTTGCCGTGGACAAGCAGAACGGAACGCTTACCTTACTCGTTGTACCTGATTCTGATCTTCCTGATATTCATAGCAGGATTGCTGCTCTTAAGGCAGTTGTAAAACAGGACACCCCACCTGAGAGATGCTTCGAACCTGAACCTATGGGCAAGGCTGGTAACATGAAGCTGGCTGCTGGTTGTTCTTACTGTCCGTTCAAAGTAGAATGTTGGAAGGATGCAAACGATGGTATTGGATTACGCAAGTTTCTTTACAGTACTGGCCCTGTATGGTTTACTACTGTGGTGGATATTCCGCGAGTAATGGAAGTCAACCCGTGACTAACTGTGGTCATTGGAGATTCTTTGGTGACTTTGATGTAGATGATTCCTTTGGTTTTGTTTATCTTATCACCAACCTGAAGACAGGCAGGAAGTATCTTGGTAAGAAACAGTTTCATTCTTACAAGAAGAACAAACGCTACAAAGAAACTGATTGGAAAAATTACTGTGGGTCTTCGAAGGAATTACTGGCAGACATTAAGAAGATCGGAAAGAAAAACTTTCTATTCCAAATCTTGCAAGTCTATAAAACAAGAGGCGGTCTTGTGTATGGAGAAGCAAACCTCCAACATAAATTCAACGTGCTGACAGAAAGATCTGGTGATGAAGAAAGAATCTGGTATAATAAGAATATAGCAGGTATCAAATTCATACCAAAAGAATACTACTCTTAGCTCAACTGGATAGAGCAACAGCCTTCTAAGCTGTAGGTTACTGGTTCGAGTCCAGTAGAGTAGGCCACTACAGTCGTCAAGTAACCCTTGACACCCCACAGGTCAAGGTCTGTGGGTTCTACGCTGGGTTAGTTAAATGGTATAACAGTTGATTTGTAATCATCAGTCGGGGGTTCGACTCCCTCACTCAGCACCATCAACAACTAGGAAACAAAATGAAAACTCATCTGATTATCCCTGACCCTCATGCAGCACCGGGTGAAGATCTGTCTAGGTTCTCATACCTTGGTAATCTTATCCACTCGGTAAAGCCTGATGTTGTTGTTTGTATCGGTGACTGGGCTGACATGGAAAGCCTGTGTTCATACGACAAGGGAACCAAGGGCTTCGAAGGACGTAGGTATAAGAAAGATATTGAGGCTTCTTGTGTTGCTCAGGATCTTATGTTCAAGCCTATCCGTGCTGCCAAGAAGAAGCTACCCAGATTTGTTATGACAACAGGAAACCATGACTATGCCCGTATCAAAAGAGCCATCGAAAAAGACCCCATACTTGACGGAACAATCTCTGTATCCGACCTTCAGTACAAAGACTTTGGGTGGGAGACTTACGATTTCTTGGAACCTGTTGAAATTGATGGTATCTACTATTCGCATTATTTTCCGACAGGAGTCATGGGACGAGCCACTTCAGGTGAACACCAAGCTTACACTTTACTTACAAAGCAATTCGTCTCATGCACACAAGGCCACACTCACACAAGAGATTTCGCGGAACGCACGGCCCCTGATGGACGAAGACTTATGGGGATGGTAACAGGTTGCTACATTGACCGGAAGCATGACTATGCCGGAGAGGCTAACAAGATGTGGTGGTCTGGTGTTGTAATCAAACGTGATGTCCATGAAGGACAGTATGACTTTGAGTTTATCAGCTATGACAAAATCAAAAGAGAGTTCAAGAAATGAGCTTCGAACTTAAGTTTTTAATCCTTGACAGGTTTGATATCTTAGAATTGATTGAGCTACTTGACATCAATACTGAGGAGTTCTACGATAGGTTCGAGGATATCATCCTTGCTAATCTTGATAAGTTAAAACAGGTGGATCATGGATTGGGAACAGAAGCAGGATCAGAAGAATCTGAGACGTAATAACTACCAGAATAAGAAACAGTTTGATAAGAAGAGTAGATACGATGAAGAGGAAGACCTCCATCTGTATCATAAATTTAAACCCAAAAGGAAAACAAATGACTAACTATCTTCCAACAGACTATCAAACATTCATTGCCACATCACGCTATGCCCGGTGGATTGAAGAAGAGAACCGCCGTGAGTCATGGGCTGAGACTGTGGAACGCTTCATCACCAACGTGGTTACACCCAAGGTAGATGACAACAAGGTTGTGTCAGATATCCGTCAGGCTATTCTTGGTCTGGATATCATGCCTTCCATGCGTGGTATGATGACTGCGGGTAAGGCTTTGAACCGGGACAATACCTGTGCATACAACTGTTCTTACCTTGTCATTGATGACATGAAGTCTTTCGATGAGGCTATGTTCATACTGCTGTGTGGTACAGGTGTAGGCTTCTCTGTTGAACGTCAATACATTCAGAAGCTTCCTGAAGTACCTGAGAAACTGTTTCACTCTGAGACCACTATC